CTTATGATATTCAGATAATTTAGATGCATCAAATACATATTCATCATTAATCATAAACATATCATCAGTTGATATAACCACAGTTGTATCATCCTCATTAAATAAATCACCAATCGTATTTTTACCAGCACCTGAGACACCACGAACGAGTATTAAATTAGTTTCAGCTTCCATTAGTTTTCTCCTTTGCAGCTTTTTTGTCGAAGTTTTCGTTTAATTTGCAGTCTAGTTCTACCATATCTGTTCAATGAAGCATTAAGCTTACGTTTGAATCTTTTACGGTCTTTAGCTTTACGATTAGGCATAATAATCCTCCTTATATAAAAAAAAGGGGACATTACATCCCCTCTTTTAACATCTTCCTGACAACTGTTTCAATGTTTTACCTATGAGTATTGCAATACTCTTTGATTTTCACACGATATTTAAGTATCTGATGCCTCTGCAAGATGCAGCATCATCACATATTCTTTCTACCGCTGTTCAATGTTAGCAAAACAAAGAACATCATATTATTAGAGATAAATGCGTTAACTATTTTTAGGCTTTGAATATTTCACTCAATAGCACTACACTTAAATCCATTATCTTTAATTGAGCTGATTTAACAGCATCTTCATAAAAAAAAGGGGTGAGCCAGCGTATATAGGGACATGACCCCATCACTGGCTCGTTGAGCAGTCACTCAGTTAAATGGTAGCGGAGGCGGGACTCGAACCACTTAAGCGCGTCTTGTTTTAGCCTCCGGGTTATGAGCCCGGCGAGATACCACGTCTTTCGACTCTTCTCCACTCCGCATTTGATTACATAGGTGTTCTAACAATGGCTGCAATGTATAACATTATGAACAATGAAGTCATCATTAATACGAAACCAACAAGGTCTTTGATGAATTTGTAACCATTCATAGTAATCTCCTGTTATTCATAAAAAAAGGGCAGACTAGCTACCCTTTAATTATTAGTTACCACTCACATTCATCTTCATCTTCATCTATTGGCTCAACCAATTACATAAGCGAAGACAGATACTTGACAAATACTGGCGAATACGAGTTATCATAGTAATCTCCTGTTAATGCCCATGTTCTTTGAAAATGTGCTATTAATGGCTTATAAGTATATTCACTTATTATTCATATAAATGTAAGTAAACAGTACTAAAGTTAAAAAAAGGGGACAAATGTCCCCCTTTTGTTTATGGTTCCTGATTCATTGGTATATCTACGTACTCAGAAGTAGTACCCTTGAGCACGGCTCTTAGGTCAGAGACCTTAAAGCGTGCAGCCTGAGGGGCTTTACCACTAAATACCTCGGTGAAACCTTTGAGTAACTCCTGACCCTTATCGATATCATCTTTAAGAGTTGAAGCACTAGAGATTTCATCAATCATACCCTTAGCCTGCGTCATAACTGTGTTAAGCATACGCATACGCTCACTCAGTACAGTCGTAGGATAGATACGCCAGCCTTTGTTAACTTGTTGTGTCAACGAGGCGTCGGCTACAGCTGTGACCTTCATGTGTTCGGATAGGGTAGAACTTATGAAGTAAGCACCCAACTGTTCAGTTGAGGGTAGCTGAGGCATAGTACCAACAAATTGGACGTCACCACTGAATAGTTCCATATGGCACTCCTTATCTGTTTAACTAGTTTTCCTCTATTCATAAAACCTAAAAAGACCGGGGTAGGGTGTATATATGGTTGTCTATCAAAATGATATAATTTTTTGGTTGTAAATAACCTGGGCATATCTTAATTTAAATTAACAAAGGAGTGCAATATGACAATTACTAGTAAGGATTTATCTCAGCCTGCAGGGTTAACTGGAGTTGCAAGGGATGAGGCTCATAGAAGAGAATTAAAATTAAGGGCTGATAAATTGGATAATGAGAATCGGAGACTCAGGAAAAAAATCCAAGAATTGGAAAAAGAAAAAGTAAGCAAAAAGAAAACTAATAAGTAATATATAATATATAATATATATATATATATATGCATTAGTCTGTGGAATGAATTTAATGGCAGCTGAAATCGAAACTTTAAAAAACTATTCTTTAGAAGAATTAGAAGAATTTTTAGAAAAAATGTCTAAAGAGTTGCCTCCTGTCGACCCTTCTTCTATGGTCAATATCGAAGTAGATGGAGAGATGTATAAAATACCTGAGGCTGTCAACAACCTATTGAACAGTTTATATAGAATGTACGAGAGAGCATCTACCAAGAACAAACTGTTAGAATAATATGGACTACAGAGAGATAAAGAGGGTTAAACACTATGTATACGACCACATAAGTGAGTTCAATAATGACCATCCTAATATCACACCAGTTGACAATTGGCGACAAGGAAAGGAAGACGATTGGGTATGGAGTGATGACAAGAGGATTGTACAGCTGCTAAAAGTTAATGGAACTCTAAAACATCCTAACGATAGACCAAATTACACATATAGCAAAGGATACGTTAGAACTGTTGTCGGTACATTTCTCAGAAACGACAAGACGCTTATGGATACCGATTTTGATAATCATCCTAATAGGTACACATTCTCAAAAAAAATAAAAAATACAAACAATCGAGTTAAAGAACGTAAAATCCCTACCAATAAAGAGAAGCTATTCGCAACAACTGTTGCAGTTGGCACGGATGCAGTCAAAGCATACATGGATGCTTTTGATGAAGAAAACAGAGATAAAGCTCGTAAAAAGGCAGTAGTTTTACTAAAACAGAGGAGAGTCATGCAAGAAATAGAAAAAAATGTAAAAGATGTTGCCAAAGCATTGGGGGTAGACCACGATTACATCTTAAGGTCTCTAAAGCATTTAGCAGATTTTAGTGATGACCCAAATATTTCACTACAATCATTAAAAGAATTAGGCAAGGCTATTGGCACATTAGGAGGTGGCGTTAAGAGAGTAGATACAGGCGTTGTAGGTTTGTTCCAAGGATTTTCCCCGGAGCAACTACAAGGAGCGAGGAGGGAGCTAAAATCTGACAAGGAAATAAAAAATGATAAGATGCCCTAGATGTAATTCATTAAAGACACGCAAAAATGGCGTTAAGATATTAGTAACTGGTAATAGGACTCAAGAGTTTAAATGTGTTGATTGTAGTAGATATTTTTCTATACAGATTGATGTTAATGTTTTACACGAATTAAAATATGTAGAGCCGGGTGATATATTAGAAATAGATGGAGGAAAAGAGTTGAGATTACATGGGCTTACAGACGTTCATGTAGGAGCAGTAGAACATGACTATAAAAAGTTTGAAGAAGCTATTAAAATTATTGAAAAAGATAAAAATGCGAGATGGTTTGGTAATGGTGATTTATTAGAGTTAATTCCACCTCATTACAAAATTAATCAAAGAGGACAGGATGTTCCACCAGAAGAGCAATATTTAGAGTTTGTAAGATTAGTAGATACTATAAAAGACAAATGTTTGTTTATTAGAGGAGGTAACCATGATTACTTACGTTCTTTTAATATTCTGGACTTTGATGTATGTAAAGTATTAGCAAAGGCATTGGGTGTCCCATACTATAGGATGCCGGGTTATACAAGAATAAAAGTAGCTGGTGAAACTTATAATCTTGTTTCTGGTCATGGTAAAAGTGGAGGCAAAAACGGTGATTTAGAACTTGATAAGATGGCTGCTGTTTATAGTGATGGTGATATATTCTTCTTAGGTCACAATCATCAATTATATGTTAAACCTATGGATAGTTTAATTATAGGAAAAGATAATACAGAAGAGATGAGGAGAAGGTGGTACATAAGAGGAGGGTCGTTTCTAAGATATGCAGATTATTCGAGATATTCATTCTACCCCATGATAAGAACAGGTTGGGTTACCATGGAGTTTAAAGAAGAGAGCATAAACTGTTGGGAAAATTAAATAAAAGGAAAATGGCTATGAATAAAAATATGGCTGCTATTATAGTAGCCTTTATAACGGGTCTATCACCTATGGGAGTAATCTTAACTCAAAGTTTGATGGAACAAAGAAAAATGGAGGCAGGTATCATTGATACATCTGTTCTCCTCAATCATTCATTATTTACCCACGCT